GGGGGTTTGGGGGGTCTTTGGGGGTTGGGGGTGTGTGTACCTGCGTGGCTTCATCTGTGGCTTCATCTGTGGCTTCATTTGGCACAGGCACAGGCACAGGCTTGGGTTTATCTTTATCTTGGGGTAACTCTTGGGGTGTTGCATCGGTTACACCAGCATTTGCCCTAGCGTTAACAATGGCTTGTTCCACCGCCTTTCTCGCTTCATCTCGTCTTTGCTTGTAGGCATCTGTCATGGTAACTCTTACCGTGCTGTCTGTGCCTTTATAAACAATGTTTCCATCATAACTTACTGTCCATCCGCCAATGTTGTAATCATAGTTGGTGCCGATATGACCGATATTGGCATGACAACGAAAAAAACCCACAGACGAAAAACGATCATGACCCAAATAAACATCAACTGATTTTAAATAAGTACCATCCCTTCTTCTTGTGAGTTTATAACCTCTTTTGGTCAGATAATCACCGAACATATAATTACAAGCATCTTCGGCTGAGCCAAAGGATTTGCCAGCAATTAAGTATTCTAGTGAATGTACCTGCGGTTTTATTTGGGCATCTGTACTGACACTTGGAGCATCTGTATGCGTGTTATCGGCTGTGGCTGTGTCAGGGATTTGATGGGTCTTTACACCCTCATCCATGACCCAACCAATGCCTTGTAAGATTGCACCTGTGGCAAGCTCTAAGGCAAGAACTGATGGGTTTTTGGGGATTTTGGGTATTGAAGCAGGTTTTGCATGGGCAGGGATACAAACAAGCAAAAGGCTCAATATACAAATGGGTCTATTTAGCGACATGGTAGGTAACCTGTCTGCCGTCTTGTAGGGTCTTTTGTGCCACAGGCTCATAATCATCTGGGTTTAGCTCATTGGGGTTGGATGCCCATCCTACCATGATGAGTAACGAGTAAATGAACGTGTAGTATGCAAAACAAGCGGGTAGGTATAAGAATATGAATTTTAAGGGGGTCATGGTTGTGCCTGCCTTGGGTTGTGTTGTAAAGACAAAGAAAAAAGGAAATCTTGTTACTAAATCTGCTCTTTGGGTTTTATTTGGGTGTTGGATTGAGACTTAGGATTATCCACCGTCTCTTTATGAGATGCCTTATGCACTCTGCCAACTTGATTTAGATAATATTCACATTCTTGTAATGTTAATATCATCAAATCACCGTAGGTGTTATAAGCACTGCATGTAGTACCCATTTTCATTACTCCACGAACCTGTAAAGCAGGTTCTGATTTAATAACTTCATAATCGGTGGGTAATTGTTTATCAATGAGATAAATACGTCTATTATGTTGTTCTAACGCCCTTTTCTCTTGCAAGTTTTGTAAAGGGTTCTTGGCATTGGTTGTAACATCAAAATTATCTTGGTTGTCTGTCTGACTTTGGGTAATTTGCTCTTGAATTTGATTAGAATTTTTAACAAGCCCTGAATTTTGGAATTTAAAATAAGTATAAGCAATACACCCTGCCAAAATTGCCAATGCAATTTTTAATTTCATTGGCAAAGGTGATTTCATGTTATGCTCGGCACTTGATTTATAGTACTGTCCGTACTCTTTACCGAGCTTCATAATCGAATTGTCATCCGCCCTTTTCTTAATTGCTGGACTGTCAGGGGATTTTTGATAATTACCGTACTTAAACACGTTTGAAGTGTTTAAGCCCATGGAGCGTTCTACATAGTAATGGGGGCTAACAAGTCCTTGAATATGACTGTGTATGTAATTGGGGGATTGAGTGATGAAATACACATCAAGCCCTGCATGTCTATGCGTTTCAAGAGAGCGAACACGCAAATCATTAGATAATGCCCCACTTTTATTTTTAATCCAATCAAATTCTTGTGCTTCATCAAAAATAAAAATAGAGCCAATGGGCGGAATAAAATAGTTCTCTGGGGGTGGGTTTTGGGGGTCATCTTGCTTACCAAAAAAGATAAGCGGATTATCTGGCAGTGGCTCACAATCAATTAATGGCTTGTTTGGGGCGATATTAATTCCGTGAATATTTGTAAATATTCTACGTCTTGGTTTTGCTTGCTTTTGTCTTTTATCATTCTCCTTTTGCAGTCGCAAAATCTCACGAATGATAAACTGACCTTTTCCATGTCCGTTTTTACCTGTTACTAAAATAATTGGCATAGTATCTTGAATTTTTTGTTTTTGGGCGTTCCCTACGGGTCGGGCTTTACGTTACAATCTTTGTTAGCTAATTCATTTATTTACTAGCACTCTTTTCATTCTTTCTACCGAGAAATAAAAATATTGCAATTAACTAATATTAATTATTAACAAAGTATTTCCACTGCAATCCCTAACGCAGTCCAGCACCAATAAACGTAAAAGAATTAAATGTGTAACATGCGTGGTTTATACCATCATTTTATCCAAGCTAAATCAAAGTCATGTCTACTTGACTATTATCCAAAATGCAAATAGCCAAGCAAACACAGGTAACCAATTTAGTAAATGTGGTTCATTCATTACGCCCTACCCTTACCAGTAATCATATCAATGACCTTGATAAAAGATATAATAGCAACAGCAATGGCGATAAATGCCATTCCTATGAGCTCTAAAACATCAATCAACCATTCAAGTCTTAATAAAAGGTTGGCAATAATAGGAAGTATTGGCATGATTATCTGCCTTTACGGAAAATCATACCAATGATAAACCCAAAAACAATCATACCAACGGCAACAGTCACAAAAGCACCACCGACGGCATCGGTAGACTCTGTAATGCTTGAAATCTGTGAGACAATTGGAGCTACATCAAGTTTGGCGTGGGCGGTAGAGCTTATGACAGAGCCAACAGCAACCATGATTAATATGGAGATTTTTTTTAATGTGTTCATAAAACACTCCTAGTATTTACGTTGTAAAATGACATTTGTTACCTGGCGATAACCAAAAGCGGTAACAAACACGATGAGCAAGCTAAAAATAATCTGGTCAGCCTGCTCGCTTGTTATCGCTAAATGCTCCCAAAACGATGGAGAAATCTCAACCCATGTGGTGCATGTGTTGTCAACCAACTGCTTGCAAACATAATTAGCCATATCTTGTTAAATTTAATTAGACAGCGGATTTTTTTAAAACAACAACATCGGTAATCTCTCGGATTGTTCTGCCTTTGCCGTTGGTCTGTTCAATGTATTTAATATCTGCCAAAACGTCAGAATTAAAATCAGCATTACCAAAGATTTTATCAAAATCCTGCGAACGGTCTTTTAACTTGTACTCAACAGTTGCAAAGCCCTTACCGCCCATGAGTGGCATTTTGCAATGAAAAGTAATGTTGTCATAGTCAATAGATTGACCATTGGCATCTTTGAACGTGCCTTTACTCGGTTTTGCACCTGTGATGATGGCTTGCATGGTGAACATCGTTTAGCTCCTAAGCTACGTTTAGTAAATAATCTTTGAATTTGTCATAAAATTGGGTGGTTGGGGGTGTGTATGAACTGGGAAGACGTGCATTTAAATCCACGTTTAATAAGCGGATGATGGCGGTTGGTTTTGTCTTATCTCCTGTTAGGTTTTGTAGCATGGCACGGTTAAACCCTGCATCACACAGGTTTTTAACGTTTCGCTGAAAGGTGCGTTCACTTGACGTCTTTTTGACTTCATAAAAACCTTGGGTTTTAATGAGTAAATAAAAATTCCACGCATTTCTTGCCTTGGTCGTTGAGATGCCCCCTGCTTTTGTTGGCTCGGACAAACGTTTTAACAGCATGTCATAAACTTTGGTGTCATCGTCATAAGGCATTCTCATCTCTTGTAGTGATTGCATAAAGGTATCCGTTTTTTGTTTAAAGAGTGTCTTGTAAACAGACTTATTTTCTAGCTGATAGACCAAAAACGCCCATAAGTTTGTTGGCAAATTATTCTCAATAAGCATTCTTTTTTTAACCGTCGCTTCAAGTCTTACCGAGTTGTTGGCAAATTTGACAACATCGTCGGTGTAAACTTGCAAATCTTTGTGTGCTTTAATGTCTCCTTTTTGTGCCTTGGCTGTTAAATCCTTAATGTGGTTATTAACTTCAATGCCCTTACAGTACACTTTAAAGCCACCCACTTTTGACTGTGGTGAACCAAAATAAAGGGTATTGTATTCTAAGCGTTCATTGGTTATGGACAAGTTTTTAAAACGACCCCATGAGACATTACGAAAATACTCTCTGATGCGTTCGGCGGTTTTTAGGCTTGGGGTTTGCATTGGCAAAGTAACATCAAATTTGGATAAATAAGCATTGGCAAAGTCTAGGTATTTTAACAGTTTGGGGTGAAAATCGCAGAAAATGCCGAGCATCTCAAAAACGCCTGTAATCATGTCTGTATTACCGTAGACATTATGACCTTGCAAAATCTTAGCGAGCGAACAATTTAGGATGATGTGGGGCATGGCACGGTTAGCCGTATCCATGACCTTATAACCAATGCCTGTATGAGAGGTTGGAATGCTGTCATAAACATGAAAGTAATCAATGTTTATGGTATGACCATCTTTTACAATCACATTCTTCGCCCAAATGTTCAAAGATGGGTCAAGCTGTGAGACGTCAAGTTTTAACTCCCATACGGTTCTAGAACCGTCTCTTAGCGAGCAATACCTTTCATGAAAAGGTATGTGAACTTGGACTGTATCGAGCAT